TCTATGATAGTTTGTTTGGTGGTTTTGTCCCTGACCTCTCTGCGTTGGACTTAGGCTTAGGAGGGAACACCGATGCAACAACAGTGCAACTAATAACAGCCGCTATTGATGACCTAGCTGCTTCTGTTAGAGAAGCTGTTGCAGCAGGTACGATGTCTGTTGAAGAAGCTGCTCAGATTGTTCAAGATGCTTGGAGGTCTGTAGGTGCTACAGACTCTAAAGGTAATCCTGTTGTAATTGATCCTAATTCACCTAACGCTAGTGATCCTCGTTATGGTACATCTTACACAGACACTGGTTTAATTAGACTACCTCAAACACAGCAAACAAGTGCTGCTCAACAGGCTGCTGCTAGTGCTGCTGGACAAAGTGCTATTGATGCTGCTGTTGGTAGCATAATGAATCAACAGACAGGCGGCGGTGTCAGTGCTTCAGGTGGCGGCGGTGGCGGTGTTGTTGTTGGAGATGTTGGTGTTGGAGACACCGTTGTATCACTAGAACCTGATGCAGACTTGTTCGGTACTAATACAGGATTAGAAAGCTCTACGCCTGCGGATAATTCTAATCAAATTATTATTGGCAGACAAATATGGGACACTATTTCGTCAGTACAAGACCCTGTATTACGCGGTAAGTTAATAGGAGAATTTGAAACTTTTACAGGCACGGCATACAACCCTAATTCTCGTTATGGTGCAAACCTTCCGAGAGATACACTTAATCTCGACACTGTAAATATTACGGGTACAGGCACTGGTCAAGTTACAACTCAGACTAAACAAGAACAATGGCAGAATGTATTAAATGATCCTAACGTAGATGTTGCAGGTGCTGTAGCCGCTGCTCAGTTAATCTTTGGTAACTCTCCAGAGGGTGTTGCTGCTGTTGCTGATGCAGCTAACAAAGCTAATGTCAGTGCTGAAGAAGTAGCAACTGCTTCAGGGTATAACATAGCTGACATCATAGCTGCTGCTGCGTCTGTAGGTGTTCCATTCTGGTTAGATAAGAAGACTGCTGCTACTACAACACCTACACCTACAGCGACATCTACACCGACACCTGTATCAACACCAACACCAACGCCGACTCCAACGCCTACGCCGACACCTGTATCAACACCTACACCAACACCTACAGCGACACCAACGCCAACACCTACGCCTACACCAACGCCTACAGCGACACCTACAGCGACACCTACGCCTACGCCTACACCAACGCCTACGCCTACTCCAATAGGCACTAACGGCACTGACGGTAAAGACGGTGGTGACGGCGGTGACGGTAAGGATGGTAAAGACGGTAAAGACGGTAAAGACGGTAAAGACGGTGCGCCAGGGTTGTTCTCAGCAGCGTCTATAGTTAGTGACTTGTTTGCACCAGAGTTATTTAAGTCTACAGCAACACTAGCTCCTGAAGTTAACACACTCTTTGGTGCTTTTAGAAGGAGTCAAATGCGATGATATACATAGACATTGTTAATAATGTACTACGCAGGTTGCGTGAATCAGAAGTACAAACAATAGCACAGACATCCTATTCAAAGCTTATTGGTGACTTTGTTAATGATGCTAAGACTATCGTTGATAGTGCTTGGCGGTGGTCACAGTACAGGGTTGAAATAGCCTTCAACACAACTAACACTGTAGCTACATATTCTCTGACAAACAGTGGTATTAATCCTGTTGTTGTTAATGCTTTGAATGATACTAATAACATCTTCTTAGAATACAAAAGCCCTACATGGTTTGAACAACAAACAAAGCTACAAGACATTGTTTATGGTGCTCCAGCCTACTACACCTTTGCAGGTGAAGACGGCGGTGGTGATGTTATTGTTAAAGTATACCCAGTACCTGATGCAGCTTATGCCCTAGTGTTTAATGTCATCAAAGACCCTGTAGACCTCGCTATTGAGACAAGTAACCTAGCTATACCTCACCAGCCTGTGATTCAACTAGCCTTTGCTATGGCACTACGTGAACGAGGTGAGACAGGTGGGCAGAGTGCAGCAGAGCAGTTTGGAGTAGCAGAGGCTTTCTTGTCAGATGCCATAGCCTTAGACGCTGCTAAGAACCCTGAAGAACTTATCTGGAAGACTGTGTAATGGCACAACAACTACAGAGTATTAACATATCAGCTCCAGGCTTTGCTGGCATTAATACACAGGATAGTCCTATTAGCTTATCCCCTGTCTTTGCTGCTATTGCTAACAACTGTGTTATTGATAAGTTTGGTAGAGTAGGAGCTAGACAAGGTTATACACTAGAGACAACAACTACCAACAGTAATCTTGGTAGTTCAATAGGCATAGAGTCTATCAAAGAATATAAAGACTCTGCTGGTGTCTCTGCAATCTTCACAGCAGCTAACAACAAGATACTCAAGGGTGTTGCTACGTTAGTTGATAAGACTCCTGCTAGTTACACCATCACTGCTAACAACTGGCAGATGGTTAATTTCAATGACAGGATGTACTTCTTCCAGCGTGGCTACGAACCTCTAGTGTACATTGGCTCTACAGATGTCCTAGCTAAGATGAGTAGCGTATCAGGAGCAGCAGGAACACCACCACAAGCTAACACAGCTATTGCAGCCTACGGTAGAGTATGGTGTGCTGACTTCGCTGCTGATAAACATACAGTGTATTGGTCAGACCTGCTCAACGGAAGTATCTGGACAGGGGGTAGCTCAGGTAATATTGACGTATCTGAAGTGTGGCCTGACGGGTATGATGAGATTGTCACCATGACAGCTCACAATGGCTTTCTAATCATCTTTGGGAAGAAGTCTATCTTGGTCTATGCTGGTGCTGAAGACCCAGCGACAATGGCAATAGCAGACGTTATAAACGGCATAGGATGCGTTGCTAGAGACAGTGTACAACACACAGGTGCTGACATATTGTTCTTGGATGCTACAGGTGTAAGAAGCCTCGGTAGAACTATTCAAGAGAAGTCTGTACCTATTGGTGACATTAGCAAGAATGTTAGAGATGAAATTAAAGACTTAATAGCTATATCTTCACAGCCTATTAAGTGTCACTACAGTCCTGAGAATGCTTTCTACTTAGTTACCTTTAGAAGCTCTTCGATTACTTATTGTTTTGATACACGTAGACCTCTAGAGGATGGTAGTTATAGAGTCACAACGTGGACAGGTTTAGTGCCTTTGTGTTATGAAAGAACACTAGGTGGTATAATGTACATAGGTACTTTAGGAGGTGTTGGTAAGTATCAAGGGTATAGAGATAACACCACTCCATACCTGATGAGTTACTTTAGTCACCCGTTAACCTTTGATAATCCTTCTAACTTAAAGTTCTTAAAGAAAGTGTCATTGATTACCATTGGTGGTACTAGCAATAACGGCATCCTAAACTGGGCTTATGATTACTCACTAGCATACAGTAAGCAAGCGTTTTCATTTGTGTCGAGCCTTAATCCCGCTAACTATAACATCTCTGAGTTTAATACAAATGCTGAATATACATTCCCTACAACTATTAATAAACCATCCATTAATACATCAGGTAGTGGTGTTGCTGTGTCAATAGGCGTAGAGGCTACGATAGATAATTCAGCATTCTCCATACAAGAAATGAACATTTATGCACTACTAGGAAGGATTATATAATGGCTGATTACACTAAGGCTACGAACTTCGCAGCTAAGGATGCTTTGGTAACAGGGAATCCTTTGAAGGTTGTTGTAGGTACGGATATTGACACAGAGTTTAATGCTATACAGAGTGCTGTTAATAGTAAGGCAGATAAGGCATCACCTACCTTCACAGGTACAGTGACAATACCGACACTAACTGTTAGCGGTACAGCCACCATCGGCACTATCACTGGTGGAACTTATTAAGGAGTAGGGTATGGATAGTATTTGGGAGTATTTAAAAGGGCTGTCTGAAGGTGGTACTTTTGGTAATATTTTAAGTGCAGGTGGTGGTTTAGCACTAGCAGAGGACTATGCTAGAGGCGTAGAAAAAGCTGGTTTAGATGTTTCTACAGCAGCTAACACGTTAGGAACTTCACTGGCTGCTGGATCACAGTTTAAACCATTCACTGTTACTACAGGGTTGTCTACAGTTGATACAACACCTACAGGTGGTTACAACATAAAACTAGACCCTACACAAAAGTTTTATCAGGATGAGTTGTTTGGTACAGCAGCAGGGTTGTTGCAGAGTGCTACACAGAATGATGCTACAAGAGAACAACAGATATTCAATCGTCTACAGGCTATGGTATCTCCAGGACAAGAGAGAGAAGCATTAGAGTTAGAGAATAGGCTGTTTAATCAAGGTAGAGGTGGTGTTAGTACAGCAATGTACGGTGGTACACCAGAGCAGCTTGCAAGGGCTAAGGCTGTTGAAGAACAGCGTAGCACTAATGTCTTTGGTGCTATGCAGCAGTCAATGGCTGAACAAGAACAGAAAGCACGCATTGGATCAGGTTTATTCCAACTGGGATACATGCCACAACAGCAGGCAATAGCGTCTATGACTCCTGCTATTAACCTAGCTGACATAGCCGGTGCAGGTCAGAGAGCTGGTATACAGGCACAGGGTTTGTTAGGTCAGACAGGTATTGAAGCAAGGTTTGGAGGAGCTAACACAGCAGCAGGAACACGCAGCAACGCCTTAGCAGCTTTGATAAGTAGTTTATCAACTCCTAAAACTGATGCAGCAGGTAACGTACAGCAGTCAAGCATTATCGACAGAGCTTTGGGTGGTTTGTTTGATAAGTTTATTAAGAGGTAAATATGTTAACAAATATACAGAGTTTATTTGCAGATATACTACAAACACCACAACAACGAGCTATGCAGCTTAGGAATGAAGGATTAACGAGAGCTGAGTTAGCTACGAGAGGCTTGTCAGGTGGTGGTCAGTTGTTAGCTCCTTTGATATCTGCACAGGCACAGAATGCTCCTATGATTGAAGACATGATTAGGAGAGGTGTTGGTGGCTTGTTCGGTCAAGACACTCGTACAGAGTCTGAGTCTATTCAGAACATACTGTCACAGGCTGATACAGCTACACCAGAAGGTCAGCAAGCACTGATAGCAGCACTTCGTAATCAAGGCTATGGTGTACAGGCTGCACAGCTTCAACAGCAAATGTTAGCACAGCAAGAACAACAGGCTGAAACAGCTTTAAACAATGTAATGAGACTAGAGCAAATTAGAGCAGCCTCAAGTGAAAACGCTGCTGCTGAAGCAGCTCCTCGCTTGTTAGCTGAAAGACGGACAGCTCTTCAGAACTTACTAGCAGAGTCCTCGATTGATGATCGTAAAAAGACTGCTGTAGGAATTGCTTTAGGAGCTGGTGCTTATGATGCTTCACCTAAAGACTTAATAGAAATCTTGTTTCCTGAAGCTGATGAAGAGGAAAACCCGTATTCTGTTGTAGGTAATAACATCTTCAACAAGAAAACAGGGACTTGGGTAACACCACCTGCTGTGGAAGGTGAAACAGGTTTAGACATCTCTGCAACTGATCCTGACCAGTATGATCCTGAGTCTTTTTCTAAGTTTGTTACTGCTTCTCAACAAGCAAGAACACCAGAAGCAAGAGAAGCTGCTCGTAGTTTGTTGCTTCCAAAAGCACCTGCTGGTTATTCATGGGATCAAGGTTTTGATGAGAACAACAATCCTATAGCTGTTCAGCGTCCTGTCAGAGGCAGTGAAAAGTATACAGAAGTTCTTGCTTTAGTTAATGCTGCTAACAACACTGCTGGGCGTGTCATTAATAGTTCAGAAAACACTGTTGCAGTAGCTGACAAGATACTTGATGCTTTAGTAAGCGGTAAAGCTGAAACAGGTATTCCAGGTATTGTGTTAAGTCTTATTCCTGAAACGGATGAAGCTAACATAGCATCTAGCCTAGACACATTACTATCTAACTTAGGTATAGGTGAGTTGGAAGCTATGAGAGCTGCTTCTGCTAATGGAGCAAGCGGCTTTGGACAATTAACAGAGAGAGAACTTCAGAGGCTTGAAGCTCGTATCCGTAGCTTGTCACAACGTCAGAGCAGAGCGCAACAGATTGAAAACATCTCTTTCATTAGAAACGCTTTTGCTGATATGGCTAATAAAGCTAAAACAGATTGGACTGTTGATGAGTGGATTGGTATAGCACCGCGTCCAGCAACGCCAGCGGCTCCTGCAACTCCTACAGGAGCTTCTGTTACGACACCTAGTGGAACCTACACAGTGAGACCTGCTAATGCCCAATAACTATGAAATAGTTGATAACACCACTGGGGAAGTTCTAGTTGTTACAGGTGAGACACCGCCTACTCCTGAAGACGCTGCTATGATCTTTGCACAGCAGAGGCAACAACAACGTATTGCGCCTAGAGCAACACCACAGATTCAACCAACAGCTCCAGCACCTGGTGTAGCTGACTTAGGTATGGAAGCTATTGCAGGGTTTAACAGACCTTTTGCATGGCTTATGGATAATACACTGTTAGCTCCTATTAATACTGTTAGAGGTTTTCAAGGTAAAGCTCCACTGTCTATTGAAAGTGCTTTAGGTGCTAAAGGTCAGTTTGCTGGTGAAGGTGCTTTGACAGATGTTGCAGCCGCTTCAGGTGAACTAGCCAGTATAGGTTTGGGAGGCGGTTCTATACTAAGAGCAGGAGCATCTTTGTTAGACGATGCTGCTAGGATTGGTGGTTCTACATGGCAGCGTGTCTTGAAAGAGATGGGAAGAACTACACCATCACAGGATGTTATGATGGGTGTTGCGTCAGGAAGCGGCGGTGAAGTCACTGCACAACTTGCTGAACGCTTTGCAGGAGAGCAGTTTGAAGAGCTTGGTAGAGGTGTTGGTCAAGTAGTTTCTCCTGTTGTTTGGGGGACTACTGTAGGTGCTTTGATTAACACAGGAAAGTCGTTGTTAAATCAATCTGTCAACTCTAACATCTTAATAAGTGCGCCAACAACTACACAGCTCAAGGGAGCTGCTAGAGGGTTGTACACTAAGCTAGATGAAGCAGGTATTGTAGCTGACACATCTAGTGTTGCTTATATAAGAGCGCAGGTTGATAACTTCAGAGCAGCAGAAGAAATAACAGATGGTCTTTATCCTACTGTTAATCGTTACTTAGGTATTTTAGAAGCTAAAACAGCAGACCCTAATGGGGTTTCATACGGCTATCTAGACAGGCTACATTCTCTGTTAAGAGGTGTTGGCAACTCTGATAACGCTGAATCAACAGCAGCTCTCAAGTTAGCAGAAGTTGTTGATGATATGATTATGAGTATACGTCCTGCTAACTCTGATGTACTAGAAGGTGATGTAGTCTCTAACGTCATCGGTAATGCTAGAGAGTTCTGGAGGAGAGGTAAAGCATCTCAGTTACTGGATGATGTGTTTAACTCAGCCAGGATAGACACGTTAGCTAACAGAGGCGGCTTTGGTCAGAACATTAAAAGAGAGCTTGTCTCTGTGTTAAAGAATGACAAAGCTATGAAGTCTTTTACAGATGCTGAAAGAAAGAGACTTGAAGGTGTTATTACAGGGACTAGACCAGAAAGAGCTTATGAGTTCTTTGGAGCTTTTGGTGCTAACTCTGATGACTGGTACAGAGCTGTAATGTTGTCAGCAGTTGCTGGAACTCTACCTGTAATGACTGGACAGCCTGTAGTGGGAGGGGCTGTTGCTACAGGTGTTCTAGCTGCTGGCTTTACAGCTTCTAAACTAGCTAACATGAAAGCTGGACAGGTGTTATCAAGAAATGCAGCACTAATGAGAGCTACGATGAATGCTAATGGTGATGCAGCAGGTATAATTAAAAACTATCTATCAACAGTACCTAGTTCTCAACGCAACCCTGCTGACCTTTCAGCTTTGTTATTAGTTAATAAAGCAGACTTATCTTTGTTAAGAGATGCACCTATGGCTCGTTCACCTTTTATAGCAGATTCTATTTATTTAACACAGATGGGACAAGCTGCGGTGAACACTGAACAAACAGCAGATCAAGAGAGGATGCAATGAAAGATTCAAAGTTAACTAGAGTAGGTGTCTCAGGCTATAACAAACCCAAGAGAACTCCCAATCACCCTACAAAGTCTCATGTAGTTGTGGCTAAAGAGGGTGACACTACAAAGACTATACGCTTTGGGCAACAAGGTGTATCAGGATCACCATCGAGAGAAGGTGAGAGTAAGGCTGACAAGGCTAGGAGAGAATCGTTTAAGGCTAGACATGCTGCTAACATCGCTAAAGGTAAGATGTCGGCAGCGTACTGGGCAGACAAAGTTAAGTGGTGAACAAAAGGCTCTGTAGCCGTCAATGACTACAGAGCCTTTGTTATTTAGACTTCACAAACTCCAGCAACACACGCTAGATTCTGCACACCTTCTGTCACATCTGTAGCCTCTTCCAAGTCCCATGAGAACTGTGTAGGGAATGTCTTCACAAGTTCTTCATACTTCTCTTTAGAGATTGGTTCATACGGTGCTTGTTTGTAAACATGATCATCGTAAGGTAAGAAGGATATACCGCTGATCTTATCAAACTTGTTATACACCCACTGACCCACTGCTAAGAACTCTGTATCTCTGTAGTAGCATGTCATTGATGGTTTATGTTCACACCAGTAATCTTGGTATATCTCCCAC